GCCGAGGCTGCAGAACTTCGTTCCGTCAACAACATCACACCAGCAATCACGACCGTGAAGTCTGAAGCACGCACATACGCTGCTGCATCTTCTAACTCGTTTATGGTTGATGCCTTCAACGCACAGTTTCGTGGTGATGCATCTGCATCGGAGCGTCTTGCTCGCCACATGACCGAAGAGCGCGTGGAGCGTCGCGATGTGACCAGCGCAAACTTTGCCGGTCTTGTTGTTCCTCAGTTCCTCATCGACCTTGCTGCACCATTCGCACGCGCCGGTCGCCCTGTTGCTGACTCTGCTCGCAAGCATCAACTTCCAGATGCAGGCTTGACACTTTCAATCTCGAAGGTGACAACTGGATCCAGCGTTGACACGCAGTCCGAAGGCGCATCTGTTTCCGAGACCAACATGGATGACACCAAGTTGGACATCAGCGTTGTCACCATCGCTGGTCAGCAGACTGTTTCCCGTCAGGCACTTGAGCGCGGTTCAGGCGTTGACATGATCGTCATGGGCGACCTTGTGAACGCATACCACACGAAGTTGGATGCAAATCTCGTAGCGGAGTTGCTGTCGTCTGCAGGTCAGTCAGTGACCTACACCGATGCATCACCAACCGTTGCTGAGTTGTACCCGAAGTTGGCTGATGCAATTCAGAAAGTTCAGACCACTTTCTTCGCTGGCCCTAACGCAGTCATCATGCACCCACGCCGCTTGGCATTCTTCCTTGCAGCACTTGACACAACGAACCGACCATTGGTTGTTCCTGCTCAGCGTTCTCAGAACGGTGTAGGCGCAGGCAACGGTGCACCTGTTTACGGAAACAGCGGTTACGAAATCATGGGACTTCCAATCATCACCGATGCGAATGTTTCAACCGCGCAAGGTTCAGGAACCAATGAGGACACAATCTTCATCGGCAACTTGCAGGAACTTCACTTGTGGGAGCAGGGCAGCGGCGAACCGATGTACCTTCGCTTCGACCAGCCGAAGGCAGCCGAACTTGATGTGCTCGCAGTCGTTTACGGCTACGCCGCATACACCGCTAACCGCTATGCAAATGCATGGGCGAAGATCGGTGGCACAGGCTTGGTAACACCTACCTTCTAATCATTACTAATTGTGGGATAATGGGTGAGGTCGCGTTCGCGTGGCCTCATCCATTTCTCTTTCTGAGGAGGTTCTTATGAACGAATCAATCGTGCAGGCTCTGCTTACCGAACGCGAAGGCTATGTGCAGCGTGGTCGTGCAGACCGTGTTGCTCAAGTGGATCAGCAGTTGGCCGTGTATGGCATTGCTGTTTCTAAACCAGCAAAGGCTGAACGCGCAGTCGAGCCGCTTGAAGTGGCGACCGTTGAAGTTGAATCTGAACGCGCAGTCGTAAAGCCTGCAGCGCGCAAGCGTAAGGTCTGACTCATGGCAATCACGAACGGCTACGCCACTCTTGCGGAGGTGAAGGCTGCACTTCGTATTACCGACTCGGTGGATGACACTCTGCTGGAAAACTCCATCGAAGCCGCGTCTCGTCGTGTTGATGGTTACTGTGGGCGGTTCTTTTACCAGCGTTCCGCGACTGTGAAGTTCTTTCCTATCCACTCGTACAAGTGCGCAATTCCTGACTTGGCATCTTCCACTTTGACTCTGTCTACGGACACCACCGGCGATGGCACTTACGAAACCGTCTGGACTGCTGGCCAGTATCAGTTGGAACCTTTCGATGTTGCTCTTGAAGGTCGCCCGTACCGGACAATCACGGCGATCGGTGGGAACACCTTTCCTCTGTTCTCTCAGCCAGCCATACCAAGCGTGCAGGTGCAGGGCACTTGGGGCTGGCCTGCTGTACCCGACGATGTCCGTGAAGCCTGTGTGCTGCTGGCCATTCGTGGCTTCGCTCGTTACAACGCGGCTCTCGGTGTAGTGGGCTTCGCTGACATGGCCATTCAGGTGCGCTCTGTGGATCCCGATGTGCGTGACTTGCTGTTTCCGTACCGCCTGCTTGGACTCGGTGGCTGATGCCTGCAACATCTACGCAGGTCATGGATGGGTTGAAGGCTCGCCTTGCGACCGTCTCCGGCCTTCGCACTTTCGACTACCAGCCTGAACAAGTGAACCCACCTCTGGCGTTCCCTTCCATCACCGGCATCAACTACTACAACGCATTTCGCGGCGGCGATGTGCAGTTCACTGTGGACATAACTGTCGTGCTCGGCCGGTACACCGACCGCGTCACTTTCGCGCGTCTCGATGAATTCACTTCGTTCTCTGGCGCATCATCAATTCGCGCTGCTCTTGAAGGTGACTCCACGCTCGGTGGAGTTTGCAGTGACCTGATAGTAGAGTCAGCATCAGCCGTTGGCAGTCTTGCTGTTGATGGTGCAGAATTTCTCGCTGTGACTTTCGCGGTCACGGTGCATGGATAGGAGTTGTCATGGCACAGTACAAAGTTGTTTCAGACCGTCTCGCCGATCACAAATGTGATGAGGTCGTTGACGGCAAAGTGCTTGGTGATAGTGTGACATGGCTGCTCGAAGCCGGACACATCATTGAAGTGAACGGCAAAGCCGCAAAGAATGACGAAGTAACAAAGGACTGATCGACATGGCACAAATTGTTCTCAAGGACTGCAAAATTGAAATCGGCTCTACGCCGGTAACGCTCAGCGATAGGGCAAATTCTGTAACCGTCACTTATGAAATCGAGCAAATCGAGATCACTTCCTTCGGTGCTACTGGCCGTTCGTATGCCGGTGGTTTGCAAAACAACACCGTAGAGATCGAATTCATGCAGGACTTCGCTGCAGCAAATGTTGAAGCAACAATCTTTCCGCTTGTCGGCACTTCGACAACCGTTGCAATCACTCCGACTTCATCCGCTACTGGCGCAACGAATCCGAAGTACACGATCACGGGTTGCTATCTCGCATCGCACACACCCATCGCAGGTGGCGTTGGAGAGATTGCGATGACATCGTTGTCGTTCGCTGGCGGCGTTCTTGTAAAGACCACATCGTAATTTCATAATTAACTGAGGAGGGACTCATGAAAATTTCACTTGGTGTCACATTCTGTGATGGATCCACACAAACAGTTCAGGCTGTCTTTGCTGACTTTGTTCAGTTCGAGAAGCAATGGAATCGCTCTGTTGCAAAGTTTGAACAGGAAGTGAAACTGACCGACCTTGCATGGCTCGCTTGGGCATCAATGCGTCGTCAAGGTTTAACAACTAAATCATTCGATCCGGACTTCGTTTCATCTGTTGATGACATTTCGTTGCTGGATGATGATGAGGGAAAAGCACACTCAATCTAGAAGCGCATGACCTAATCGTTGCTGTTGCATGCGAGACAGGAATTGCACCCTCTGTTCTGCTGTGTGAATCAGAAGAAATCATTGATGCAATGATCCGCTACCTTCGTAAACGGGCAGAAGCATCTAGGAGGCGATAATGGCAAAGGACTACGGCAAGGTTGAAGTTGTCGGCCTGTCTGCCTTTCGTCGTGAAATACGCAAAGCGACCGAAGATGGTTCCGGTGAGGAGTTACTTCGTGAAGCGAACTACCGCGCCGGTCTTGCTGTTATCAAATGGGCAAGGGCTGAAGCGCAAGGAAACAAACAACGCGAGTCTGCTGCTAAGACTTTGACTTCGTTGCGGCGTGGCTACGGCGTGTATGTCGTTGGTGGCGATAAGACCGTTCCCTACTTCGGTGGTGCAAACTTCGGATCTGACCGTGATGTTCGCCGCATCATTAAGAACAAGCGTCAAGGCAAAAGGTCACGCGCTACTCGTGTACGCGAAGGTGAAGACATAGAAAAGGTCGTACGCAAAATCGAGGAGCAGTATGTGGACAAGCGTGGCCGCACCATGACCCAGAAAGAAGGCGGCCGTCAAATCAAAGTGGCGCGCACGAAGTCCGGCGCGACTCGCGTCATAAAAGGCTGGAATCAATTTGACCGTTTTACAAAGGGCAAGGACTACTTCCTGTATCGCGGAGTGAATCGAAACTATAAAGACCTAGAAATGGTGTACGAATCGATGATGCGTCGCGCTCTTAAGGATGCGTTCCCCGACTAGGCTCGGTGCGTTATGGCTGGCTCTCGTAAATTAACGCTGCAAATTCTCGGAAATGCTAAGGGCGCAGTTGGTGCTCTTGGTGAGACGGAGTCTGCTGGCAAGCGTCTTGGATCCCGTATGGGTTCCCTTGGTAAGCAGATGGCTGTTGGCCTTGGTGCTATCGGTGTCTCTGCTGGCTACATGGCATCGCGCTTCGTCTCTGCTGCTTATGAATCACAAAAGGTGATGAAGCAGACTGAAGCAATCATCAAGGCGACCGGCTCTGCTGCCGGAATGACCGCCAAGCAAGTTGGCGATCTTGCGACCACTCTTTCGAACAAGACCGCCATTGACGATGAAGCAATCCAGACCAGTCTCAACTTGTTGCTCACCTTTAAGAAGGTTAGGAACGAAGCAGGCGAGGGTAATAATGTATTTGACCGCGCTGCAATGGCCGCGCTTGACTTGGGCAATGTCTTTGGCTCTACCGATGCTGCCGCTAAGCAGTTAGGTAAAGCGTTATCAAATCCGATTAAGGGCATCACCGCCTTGACTCGTTCCGGCGTTGACTTCACTGAATCGCAAAAGGAACAAATCAAGTCCTTAGTTGGTCAAGGCAAAACGCTTGAAGCGCAGAAAATCATTCTCGCTGAAGTCGAAGCGCAGGTTGGTGGCACTGCTGCCGCAAGTGCGACCGCCTTCGATCTGATGAAGGTTGGCATCGGGAACGCTGAAGAAGCGTTAGGTATGTTGCTGCTGCCAGCGATGGAGTCTTTCGCAAGTGCGATGAGCACAACGGTGCTGCCTGCTGTGAAGTCTTTTACTGACTCTGTTGAGGAGAAGGGGTTTGGTCAAACCTTCAAGGACATGGGTAAGGGGATAGTTGAAGCGGCACCTTCAGTCCTTGCTTCATTGCAGGAGTTGTTCAACGGTGCAGTGACTTGGATGTCTGAAAGCGGTGTGCCGATGTTGCGCGATGGCCTCAGCAAACTTGGTGAGTTGTTCATGACTTGGATCGAGCCGAACATCTTTCCGATGCTCTCGAAATTGGGCGACTTGCTCATCGCTCTGAACACTTGGATCCGCGACGAAGTGTTGCCTGTTGTCGTGGATGAATTCATCAAAGTTGGCGGTGCTCTTGTCAATTGGGTTATTGACTCGTTTCCGGAGTTGTCTCGCCGTCTTGGTGAATTTGCGGAGAAGTTAGGTGGCTACATTCAGGAGTCGTTACCCATCGTTCTGGATAAGGCGCGCCTTCTCGGTGATGCACTTGTGGAGTGGGTTGGTGAAGCGGTACGCAAGTTGCCAAAGGAAATCATCAAACTTGCAGCCAAGTTGGTTGAAGTAATCCTTACCGATGTCATTCCTGCAATCCTGAAGGCCACGCCTAAGATCGTTTCTGCTCTTGTGTCGTGGACTGGATCGCTTGCTGTTGACTTGGTGGCCGGTCTTGGTATCGCGTTTTGGGAATTGCTGAAAGCACTTCCGTCACTCGGTAAGTCTCTGGCTATCGGTATGGCCGATGTCGCAAAGGCCGCAGGCAAAAGTCTTACCAACGGACTCATCGACCTAATCAACGGACTCATTAGGAAAGTTAACGACCTACTTGAATTCACTATCAAAGTTCCGGCTGCACCGGATATCAAAATAAACGCACCGGACATTCCAGAAATCCCCAAACTTGGAGACGGCGGCATCGTCGGGAAAGCGACCCTCAGCGTTATCGGTGAACGCGGTGCAGAAGCAGTTGTGCCTCTCGACCGCTATGACGCGATGCGCAG